CTACGGCGCACAGATCGGCTCCTCGGGCTACGGCGCACAGATCGGCTCCTCGGGCGACGGCGCAAAGATCGGCTCCTCGGGCTACCTCGCAAAGATCGGCTCCTCGGGCTACCTCGCAAAGATCGGCTCCTCGGGCAACGGCGCACAGATCGGCTCCTCGGGCAACGGCGCACAGATCGGCTCCTCGGGCTACGGCGCACAGATCGGCTCCTCGGGCGACCTCGCACAGATCGGCTCCTCGGGCGACCTCGCAAAGATCGAAAGCGAAGGTAACAATGCTGTTGTAGCAGCCATAGGTATAGATTCAAAAATAAAGGCAAAGAAAGGTAGCTGGATTACCCTCGCTGAATATGGCGAGGATCTGAAACCAGTGTGCGTAAGGTCTGCACAGATCGATGGGAAATCGCTCAAGGAGGATGTTTTCTATCAACTGAAAGGCGGCGAGTTTGTCGAAGCAGCAGAATAACAGCAAATATCATCCACAAGTAAATCTTTACCAACATGCAAACCTTCTTTTCCGAAAGCACAGTCAAAAGTCTGTGGGGCACGCTTGCGGGCCGCCTCTGGCGTGCGTGGTACCGCCTCAAGAACAAGGTGCGCCGGACAATCGACAAGTCCCGCCGCCGGGCACATAAACTCCAAAACCGACCCCGTGTCTATCGGGTCGAAATTCGGTAAGAGTATGGCACACGCGATAACGCTTGCCGTTGTGATCGCACCGATCGCAGCGGTGTTCGGCTGGGCGCTGTCCGGTCCCCGGCGTATGCGGATCACCCGCTATCTGTTGAATGAAATTTTCGAACAGCGATGAATACTTCCTACCACGTCACCGACACGGCTCAAATGCCGCCGTCCACTCGGAAAGAACCCTCGGAAGAGTATTACTTCTTCGAGAGCACCCGTTTCAACCGGCCGCAAACGACAATTCATCTGACCGATCAGGAGATTCGGACTTTCGCCAAACGCATCGCCGATTACATCACCCGAAGGACATTTTCGGGTCCTATGGAATCTTTCGACTTTCAGATAGAATATCACGGCGTTGCGGTGCAAGGACGCTATACGGTGGAAACCGAGCGGCAGGGCGCGGTGCATTCGATGGGAATGACGGAATGGATCGACGTCCCGATACGGGAGGAAACGAGCATAGCGAGCGCCTGGTGTACGGCCACGGACGAGGAGGTTCCCCGGGTGTCGGAGAAACTGAATGAACTATTAAAATAGCTGACATGAAAACGAGAATCGAGATTTACGAAATCGCTGATCCGAATCATATCGTATCTGACGGGGAATGGTCCCGAAAACTTTCGGCTGCCGACATACGCAACCATATCAATTATATGATGCGGCCTTTCGATCCCCGGAAATATTCCTCTCGCGTAGTATATATCAATCAAAAACAGTAAATATTATGGAACAACAAGCAACGGGATTGACGCTGTTCAACCGTCAAATTACCAGCGAACGCACCCAGAATTATCTGACGAGCGTCTTGGGAGCCAAGAAAGACAGCTTCGTAAGCAACCTCACGGCACTCGTCGCCAACAACAAGGCATTGCAGGAGTGCGAGCCTATGGGCGTGATGTTCGCCGCGATCAAGGCTACGGCCCTCGACCTGCCTCTCGATCCCAACCTGGGTTTCGCCTATGTCATCCCCTACAAGAACAACCGGGAGGGACGCACCGACGCCCAGTTCCAGATCGGGGCGAAAGGATTTATCCAGCTGGCCATCCGCAGCGGGCAGTTCAAAACACTGAATGTTTCGGAGGTCAAGGAGGGCGAGATCGTGGATGAAAACCTCATCACGGGTGAAATCACGTTCAAAAAGGCCGAGAATCGGGACGCACTCCGCACGATCGGATATGTGGGTTATTTCAAACTGACTAATGGCTTCGAGAAGATGCTTTATATGAGCTGCGAGAAGCTCGAAGCACACGCGAGCCGGTACAGCCAAACCTATGGATCAAAGAAGGACTACATCCGGGCCGGTAGTAAATGGACTACGGATTTCGATGCGATGGCGCGTAAGACCGTGCTGAAACAGTTACTGTCAAAATTCGCCCCGATGTCCGTAGAGATGCAGGACGCTGCGAAATTCGATCAGGGCGTGCTGGGCGAAAACAACTCGGTACGTTACATCGATAATGAGGAAACGGCGGCAATTCCCGAAAGCGTGGACAAAGCGACGCTTACGAGCCGCGAAGCGATCAGTGAAGCGTTTATCGGCGGTCAGATCACCGAACAGGAGGCCGACGACCTGATGCAGAAGATCGGGATTACGAAAAACGCGGTCGAGGATGCGACGGTCGAGGCCGAAGTTAATCTGTTCGACACCAAAAGCGCGAAGCGATGACCGATTCCCGCTATTTCGAACAAGGAACCCCGGAATGGTATGAAGCGCGTCTGCATCGATTCACTTCCTCCGAAGTGCATAAGCTGATTCCCGGAGCACGGGCACGGCCCGGAGAACTGACCAAGACGGCCGTCGCTTATGTATTCGACAAGATCGCCGATCGCATCACGGCCGGGGGTTGTTTGGAATACCGGGAACTCAACACCAGAGAAATAGAATGGGGACGCGAGCACGAAGAGACGGCACGGCTGGCCTATTCGACGATTATGAGCGTCGATGTCCAGACCTGCGGATTCTTCGTCTGCGAGGATTTGCCCTCTTTCGGCGGAAGTCCTGACGGGTTGGTCGGGGAAGACGGTTTCATCGAAATAAAATGCCCCTACAATTCGTCCGTACACGCCCGGTATCTGGCTATGGCTACCCCGGACGATCTGCGACGCGAGAAGCCCGAATATTACGCCCAGATACAAGGTAACTACCTTGCGACGGGACGACGATGGTGCGACTTCGTAAGCTATGATCCCCGGTGCGCCAACTCGTTGCTGGCCGTCAAGATTCTCCGCATCCCACGAGATGAAGAGTACATCGACCGTATTAGGGAGGCAGTGCTGGCAGCCGTGAAATACAAACAGGAGATAACGTCCAGAATGGCGCTCCTGGCACGGCAACAGCGGGCATCCACTCCCTAAATAATCTCCAAGTATGACGACAAGAAAGACATATCCCCCATGGTCGGAAAAGGAATTGGAAACATTGAAAGAACTCTATCCTGATAACGACAACGAATATATAGGTCGCTTGTTGAATCGCACTCCGGGGAGCGTAAAGATACGCGCCGTATGGAATGGCTACCGCAAATCCTATGAGTTTATACAACGCCGAAGAATGACGACGGATAACAAACCCCGCAAAATGGTCGGATGTATTCCGAACCCCTTGCCGGTTATTGAACGGTTATTGAAAAAACACGGTTACAAAAAATAAAAACAAGCATGACAATATGGTATGGCCAGAATCAGAACCATAAAACCACAATTTTGGGATGATCTGAAGATCGGCCGCTTATCGCGCGATGCCAGGCTGCTTTACATCGGACTTTGGAATTTTGCCGATGATTTGGGCGTAGTAATAGCCGACCCCGTTTGGCTGAAGTCTAAAATATTCCCTTACGACAAAATACAACTCCAGCAATTCGAAGGCTGGTTGAAGATGCTCGAAGAAACCGGATTTATTAGTCTGCTTTCCGTTAAGTCGGAAAGATTCTATTATCTGCCAACCTTTTCCCGTCATCAAGTAATCAACAGACCTAATCTGGAAGATGTAAATGTACGTAAAGAATTGTTAGATAGTATTTTAGATGAAATCAGTGAACGATCAGTGAACAATCACGGAACGATCAGTGAACGATCAGTGACTATAAAAGGAGAGGATAAGGAGTATATTACTACCAGTACTTCTACTGACGTAGAAGATACTGGAGTATCTGTGAGAGATAATATTATTTCTTACCCGGTAGAAGACAATAACGCAGGTGCGCGCGAGGAAACTGACAGTCCCGAAGCCGATCTTCCTAAATGCAAATCCCGTAAGACGCTCCGCAAGGATGATGCAGGGATTGAAGAAGCTCGGATATTGACGTGGCGCGATGATTTTGAGATTTACAAAAACGAGTTACGCAAGGCCTATAAGACGCTCCTACAGGATGACGCTTGGATTTCGACGCAACAACGTTTCAACCCGAATCTCAACATTGCCCTCTCGCTCGAAAAGGCTTGCGTAAACTTCTGGGCAACGGAAGCCGGATGGCAGCATAAGCGAAAGCAGCGCACAAAGACTATCAACTGGAGGCAAACGCTCACAAATTCGATCAACAGCCCGCAAAACAAAGTTTACAATGACAACGGAATTAGCAAAAAAACCGCCAACAACGGCGTTAGCGAAGATTTCAAACGTGGAGTTCTTGAAACGCTACTCAGTGGCGGCAATACAGAGTAGCTGCCGCCGTATGCAATCGGCCGTGGCTTGTGCCGAATCCCAAATGCCGGTGTTATCTGTATTGCGAGCGACATACGGCGAAAAATGGACGGCTGCATATCTGGTACTTTGGATCGTCAATGTACAGGAGTTTTTCAATATTTCGGCAAAGATGAACGATGCGCAGGTAACGGAAACGGCCTACATGATTTTGGATGACTTCTGGGCGTTGAACCTTGCCGATGTAAACCTGGTATTTACCAATGCCAAACGAGGGCAATACGGACAACTGTACGGACGAATAGACGGATCGATCATATACGGTTGGTTTCAGACATATTTCGAGGATCGATGCAATGCCTGCGAGAACCGTACGATACGGCAAGCCGAGGCTATGGGCAGCGATCACCCGGTAACAGACGCCAAAGCTGCGGAGTTTATCAAATCGCTTATCAACAAAAAAGCGGAAAAGATTGCAAAATAGACGGAATCATCGAATTGAATTTAACGGACTAAAGAAAATGAAAAAATACACACAAGCGGATTTCGACGCCTTTGAGGTGATCGACGGAATCAAACAATGCCCCTCGGGGGATTACAGTGATATACAAACATTCGGCGAGCGGTGCTCTTTCGGTAAGGAGTGCTCCTTCGGCAAGGAGTGCTCTTTCGGCAAGTGGTGCTCTTTCGGTGAGGATTGCTCTTTCGGCAAGTGGTGCTCTTTCGGTGAGGATTGCTTTTTCGGTGAGGAGTGCTCCTTCGGCGAGTGGTGCTCCTTCGGCAAGTGGTGCTCTTTCGGTGAGGATTGCTTTTTCGGTGAGGAGTGCTCTTTCGGCAAGTGGTGCTCTTTCGGTGAGGATTGCTCTTTCGGCAAGTGGTGCTCTTTCGGTGAGGATTGCTTTTTCGGTGAGGAGTGCTCCTTCGAAGATAAAGGCGAATATATCGGCGATTATCCTTTCCTGGCTTTTGTCGGGTTCGGCTCTCGGATTGGCAGCAAGGTTTACTTTTTCAACCTGCAAGACGGCATTTATGTCCGTTGCGGCTGCTGGCTGTCGGATATAGCCGGGTTCCGGGAGAGGGTGAAGGCGAAGAATGCCGATGCGATGTACCTGGATTTATGCGATCTGGTCGAGAGGAAGTTTGACCGAAAAAATTCGAAATAACTATGCGAGCGAACGAATATCAGACACGCGCGATGAGTACGCGGCTGCCGAGTTGCGAGAATGCGACCTATATGCTTTTCGATCTGGCGGCCGAGTGGCATACGGGAAGCCGATAAATTTTGCAGGAATGAAAAAGATTTGTATGTTTGTAGCGTCCTATATTCAGAGCGGCAGAGTATTCTGCCTGTTTGTAGCGGGCATTTTTTATGCCCTGACGCTACATATACACGGTTTCGTACCCCCGTGTGGAGCGTTAATGCGCCCACTGCCGCTCTGGTGTAGGACAACGGGAAAGGCGGAACCGTTTTTCATTTCCGCCCGACAAACATTTTCGGTTATGTCCAACACCAGAGAAAAATGTTTGAATGGGAAAATTACACCCAGATCAAACCGTCCAGCTCACGACACGAGCGAATCCATCTATTCGAAGTTTCTCATTGAGAAACAAGCCAAAAATCAAGCCTACGGTTATATCCTCTCACAAGGACTGCTCCGGGACTACATTGCGTATTCCCGCGGTGAGTCGTGTTCCCTTGAATCGGTTGATGAAAGACTTGAAATGGTATTGAAAAATTTCTGAGTTATGGGAGCGCATAGAAATTCAATATACGACAAGGCATATGCCGAGATGTACGCAAAAGGGATGTCGCTGGCAGAAACAGCCAAGAGTATAGGCGTTACAAGACAATGCGTCTATAAGGCATTTAAAAAGCGAGGATTCAGACTACGAACTTCTATACCTTGCGGTTTCCAGATTTACGATGGTAAAAAATTCACCTTGCGGAGTAATGGCTACTATGCCCTCACTACCGACGACAGATGCTTGATGCATCGCTACATTTGGGAGAAAGAAATATGCGATATACCAGACGGCTGGGATGTCCATCACATAAACGGGGATAAATCCGATAATCGCAGGGATAATTTGGTTTGCTTCCCAAAAGCGGAACACACGCGAAGGCATCAAATCGAAAGAAAAAAATGATACACATAGATCTATTTTCGGGAATAGGAGGGTTTGCCCTCGCCGCGCATTGGGCAGGATGGAGGACGCTCGTTACTTGTGAGATAGATAGCTTTTGCCGGCAAATACTACAGTATCACTTTCCCAAAGCGTATCACCACGATGACATACACACCTTGACCTATGAAACAATTGACATTGAACTTTCAAAACGATATGGAACCCTCTGGAGGAATGAGGACATTGTCCTTACCGGAGGGTTCCCGTAGCCGTGCCAGCCGTTCAGCCTCGCAGGAAAGCGACAAGGAACAGAGGACGATCGCTACCTGTGGCCCGCGATGCTCGACGTTATTCGGACTGTTCGACCCCGCTGGGTCGTGGGCGAGAACGTTTACGGAATCGTTAATTGGTCGGAAGGGTTGGTCTTCGAACAGGTGTGCGCTGACCTGGAGGCGGCAGGATACGAGGTGCAGCCGTACATTATTCCGGCTTGCGGTGTCGGCGCTCCCCACCGTCGGGACAGATGTTGGTTTGTTGCCCACCCCGACGGCGATAGACGCAGGAAGCGGCCGAATGAACAAAAGCCTCTCCCCGAATGCGTCGGAACGTCCGACGCTGGCAATGGCGTCGAAAATGGGATTGTTGCCTACTCCGACCGCCAACGATGCGAAGAGTGTAACGCTTCCGGCCAGTCTGGGCATACGCAAGGGCGGACTACCCAAAACAGCGATGCAAAGCGACGAATACCGGACTGGAACGGGTTCCCGACTCAACCCCCTGTATGTGGCGGAGATGATGGGTTTCCCGGTGAATTGGCTGGTATCGCCTTTCCTCGGTGGCGCCGGGAAGCCGTCAAAGCCTGCGGAAACGCCATAGTCCCGCAGGTGGCATTGCGGATTTTTGAAACGATAAACGAATACGAAAGGAAATGAAAAAACACTTACTTACAAGTTTTCTTATTGGAACACTGACAATTGTTTTATGTAGTATTATATCCGGGGAACCCTATCGCTCGATTGCATGGGGCGTAATATTGGTTATTCTTACTATCTCCGTCATTGCAATTGGGATAGCGACAACCGCAATCTACGATTTGTTGAAGCAGGGGATGAATATCAACACACTGTATATCAATGGCGGAATCCGCTTTTTCGACAAAAGCAAGGCCGACAACCCCGATATTGAGGAGAATCAAAACGATCAGAGGAAATGAAAAAAGTAATGTTCAACGATCTTTACGGGTAGTTTACGAATTTGAGTTGGTGAAACAACGAGATTCGATGCAGAACATTGCAAAACTTTGAAAAACTTTCAAACATTTTGAAATATGAGAGAAATTAAATTCCGGGGCAAGCGCCTCGACAACGGAGAGTGGTTGTATGGCAGCCTTGTCATTTTGAATGGGCGCTATTTTATATTCGATGATGCAAACAGACACGAGGTCGATCCCACTACCGTCGGCGAGTTTACGGGGCTGAAAGACAAGAACGGTAAGGAGATTTACGAGGGGGATGTGATACGCTCTCCATTGTCCGAGGATAAAACTCGCCCTCATAGAATCTTTTACCATACCGGCAACGCAGCTTTTATGGGGGCCTTGGTCGATAGAAAGGAATTATGTTATTTAAGATTGGATCAGGATTGGATTTATAAATTTGGAAAAGAAGTCATTAGCAACATCCACGATCACAAATATTTACTAAAATGACACTAAAACATCAAAAAGACATACGGCTCATAAATAACTGTGATGCTATTTATGATGAGGATTTACTCAAAAAAGCAATTCTTTGGTATTCTGCTACTCCTGTGCAACAAAGTAAAAAAATATTTCTGTATGGCAATTATGCAGCGGTTTCAATCGGTAGAGATAAAATTCACGTCCACCGTCTTATAGGTTTGTATCTCATTGGAAGACGAAGATGCAATAACCATTTTCACCACATTAACAGTAACAAAATGGATAATAGATCGGTAAATATTGCGTGTGTTGAACCTCAAATACATATTTCGAGACACAATAAAGGGCGAAAACCATCTACTAATGCCATTAGGCAGACAATAGCGGCAAACCACAGACGGAAAGGTTACAGAACAAATCCTCATAGAGGTGATGTAACGCCGGAACAAGTGTACAAAATGCGTATTGCTGGGTTCTCGTTCAATCAAATATCTCTGTACTTCCGATTGGATTGGGGCTGTGTTAAACAACGGTATGAAGATTTTATCCACGACAATCCCGAATTTCTGAAAGGAGGCGAGCAATGAATAGGACTATGAAACAATGGCTTTTGCCCCTTATCTGCCGCTGGTTCGGGCATAAGGATTTCGAGGAGGTATATTGCGTCAAATCGCCCCGAAATTGGTTCTGCCGCCAAAACAAACCCAACCGATACGACGTGGTGCATGATATTGTTTGCTCCCGATGCCGGCGGGTACATCGAACTATCCTCAAATCCCGAATTAGCCGCGCACAACTCCTGCATGACGGTTGGTTTATAATCGACGAATAGCCATGAAAAGCAAAAAAGCAAAGGAATTTATCGACGGATGCTTGAATCATCTTGTAATAGAGATGAGCGACCACGCCAAATGGCAGCTACGAGCATCAATGAGCCATACAGCCGAACTCGCCGAGCAGGAGGCCGAGGAAAGGATGCGGGATAAAGCGATCGAAGAATTTTGCAAGGATTGCCCAATTTACTCAATACAAACAAGTAATGGGGTACAAACAAGTAATGGGGGAAATTGCCCCGATTGCAGTGTATTAAACGCATTCAAACAAAGACTGAACGAGGAATGAAATTCACAACCCATTGCTTTGTCCGCGTCGAGGATGCGGAGAAGCGAAAAGATGTGATCGAGTGGTGTATGCATATTGGCTATGAATATATTTATCCCCCAAAAGAAGAGAGATTAGGCGATAAGGTAATATGTGACACTTATTGTGTCGGCGTGGCTCATGACGCACAAACATTCACCGCCTTGAATTGCATAGACTGCGGCACCAACATCGAGCTGTTCAGGGCGCTGGCGGCCGATTCACGAAAATGAGTAAGATGCTCTGTGCATTTTGACTAACCAAGTAACTAACCAAGAATATCTATGAACACGAAACTCAAATCAGACTACGAAAAAGCCTGCAACGCCTATTTGCAGGCTTTTTGCGAGAAACACGGCTATGATTATAAGGATGCTACGCGGAGCTGGGTCGGCGGCGATGTCGGCGGGATCACCGAATGCGCGGACTATATAGTTGGGATGGATGACATCATCACCGACATAGACCGGGACGCTCCGGAAGATGAGTTTGTAAAGTATTACGATTACTGTCTGCGGGTGGGGAGTATCGCCTGCGGCAAAATTAGTACGCCCAATTACAGCAGCTGGCTCTCGGGGTGTCCACGCATGAGTGAAGAACAGATCACCCGGCTGGAGGAGTTGCAGAGGGACATACGCAAGGCGGAAAGAGAGCTGGAAAATGAAATCGAACGGACAGGCAACCTGTTTTGAATTACTACGGATAAACCTATCTTTGTTTCATAATAACCATCAATGTATGAGTGAAATTATCAATATTGTCCTGCGATTAGACAAAATTCCACGCGATAGAATCAGGGAAGTCGCGCGTCAGGACGGCAAGGTGGGAATGGTTGTTAATTTGTCGGTCATTGCCGTCAAAGGAGGCGTAGATAAGTATGGGAACAGCCATTTTGTCGTTGTTCGTAAAACTAAAGAAGAGTTCGACGCAAAAGCGCCCACCATCTTCTGCGGCAGTGGGCGGAGGGCCAAACTGAAATCAGAAGCCCCGTCCACCGGACACGCCAGCGCAATAAATGAAGATGATTACCCGTATTAAATATAACGAAATATGACCGAGGAATTACAAAAGTTGCTCTGTACGCTCGAAATTGTCAAAACCAACGTCAAAGGGCGCCACTGGACACTGAAAGGAGAGAAATTCCGCTCGTGGCATTTGCAGTTCGATCAAATATACGATGTTTTGAAAGAGGCAAGCGATACGGTCGGGGAATTGATTGTACAGGCTGGGGATGTCCCCTTTCATGCGCCCTCACAGTTTCTGCGGCATTCGATGTGCGAGGAGCAGTTAAGCGTTGTGGACTGGCGGAATATGGTAGCGGACACGGACCGTGAACTGGGTGAGATCATCCGATTCATCAACGACACCGTGCGGGCCGGTATTTATGATCCCTCCGTAGAGAACGATTTAACGGCTATTTCTTCAAGACTGAAACACGAGCGGATGTTTTGCTCGCAAACATTGGAATAGACTATGAAACGGCTTGTTTTTACTCTTTTTACCGTATTTGCGGCAACAGCGCTTTGCAGCGCTCAAAATCCGAATGAAACGCGCGTTGTCAAAGACGCTTCCGGACGCGTGAAGTACACCGTCCACAAAACAGGGGATCGGGAAATAATCAAGGATTCGAAGGGAAAGGTCGCAGGCACGACACGCGAAACAAAGGATCGTAAATATTACTATAATTCGAATGGCTCGTCGGCAGGTACAGAAACCAAACGGGAACCGACAAGCAGACAACGGGAAAGACATAATACAGCAAGTTCTAAATCGAACGACCGGAAGTGATTGGGTTCGGGAGTACCGCTTCCATCCCAAAAGGTTGTGGCGATTCGACTATGCGTGTCCGCAGCATAAGGTTGCAGTGGAGATCGAAGGCAATATCTTCGCTTTCGGGCGTCATAACAGACCTCTGGGAATGGTCAAAGACATGGAGAAGTATAATTCGGCTACATCATTGGGCTGGAGTGTCCTGCGGTTTACGCCTCCGACAACCAGAGAGGAGTTGTCGCGCTTCGGAACCACAGACTGTATGGATTTAATCGCAGATGTGCTGAAACAAAAAGAGGGGTATTAAACCCCTCTTTTTTTCATACCCCAATAATCGTATCGTGCATTTCTATACCGGGAGCATTGGACGTTGTAGGTGGTTTTGCAAAATGAAATAAGGCCTTGGCAATTCCATCCGAACCTATTGTGATTTTGAACAAATAATTGGAGGCGGATGTAAATATCGATGACATATAACCATTCGGATAATTACGCTGAATCATTGCAAGAAACTCCGACGCTCCCGGACCTGCTATAGACCCAAGCACCATAGAAGCATTATTTGTTGGGGCAATAGCTGTGGGGTTGGAATATTTTATATGCCAAATATTACTGTGAGATTCCTTATATACGGTTAATTTGCCGCTAAGGAACGTATATGATGAGAAAGACGGGGCTGCATTGGATATTCGACTAACGACATCTGACCCTAATTTACTGAATGCAACTGATTTGTTTGCAATATTATTAGTTGCTACCGCTCCATCCTGAAGCTGGGAGGTACCGATGCTATTTGCTGCCATACTCCTATTCTGGATCGTACTGTCCGCAATATTATCTCCTTTTACGACCTTATTGCCCAGCATCGTATTCGTGATGAAGCCCGCCGGTATGGTGAGGCCCTCGGATGTCGGGGTGAAAGTTTTCCAGATGGCAATGTTGGCAGCGGTAAAAGCTCCCACAGTGGTGCCGGATGCGCCCGCACTGGCAGATACGGAAAGTTCGCAAGAAGTATAGGCATAAAAATCTGTCCCTTCTTTCGTGGTTCGAAGCGTTGTATTTGTCTTTGTTGCGATGAGATAGCCTCCCAGTGTCAAATTGTTATCAGAGCGGAAGCCGTATATGTCGCCCTTATAATAGATATATCCGGGCGTTACCTGATTGTTACCAACCGTATCGAATCCAGACAGAATGGCGATGTCTTTTACAATGCTGCTTGTGGAAGTATTATACGAATTATGCCGGGTAGTAACCTTCGCCAATGTCTGAATCAAAGATGCAAACTTTGTAAGGTCAGAAATATATACGGGATTACCCCCGGAAGGTGCAGATGTCAAATATTCAAAAACAACCATATTATATTATTTTTAGTTCCACTTTGATGCCATACAGTAACATAGCGTTCAAATCGGCTATGAAATCATCATAATCATTGCTATCTGCCAGTTCTTTGGGAATAACAACAGTTGTGGAGTTGCCAAACAAAGACCCCTCCGTATAAAAATAAGTCGGGGTATTGGCGCCCCCGGAAGAATACATATATACAGGAACAGCCTCCTCCTCTCCGGCAGTATAAAAATAGTTCGCATTCGCACTATTAACCTGGATGCTTATTTGTCCGTATTGCCCGTAATATTTATTCAGTATAGCCAAAACTTGTGCCAGTCCATATTGACAAGCTGCTATCGCGTATGATTTGCGGCGGCTTCTGTCCCAGCTTTCCAGGGTAGGTAATAACGGATATATCAGACTTAATATAAATCGATACAAGGTATTTAATTGGGGAGAACAATATCCCTTTTCTGTGCGAAGACCATTAGTCAGGGCATAATTAGGCCGTAAAAGTTGATATGCAAGCTTCGGTATGTCTATGGCTCGTAACATCACACTGCAGATATATAGATGTCGTTTTTTCCCGTTGGCTCTACCGGATTAACACTTTGCATCTCCACCAATTCACGGGCAAAGTTGAAATATCCTGCTGGAATGGTTATTTGACCATTGACAGGAGTAATCGGATCTTCCTTACTTGAATCCGTAACGGATATATTATTGAAATAGGCATCACGAACACCCGGAGCGCTTTTTATTGCAGATTCTATATCGTTTACATACAGTGGATCGTCACCACGTAAATATGCTTGAAAAGACAAAAAAACGTCTTTGATCTGTTGGGTGATAACCGATAAAGAATATTCTTTGGAATAACGGATGTAGAGGGAAGTGCAGTTCAGAACTGCCGGTTCTGCACTGGTAATCTGCATCTGAAACCCCAATGGGAGAAAGCTGTTCATATAATCCGAAAAAGACTGTAACTCGCCTGCAAGCAACGGCGTAATATAACCGTCATTGTCGATCTTCGCTACCTTCATGACAATCAATCCATTGTCCGTGGACGAGATGGCCAACTGTTTGATGATCTGCTGATCCGGATTTATTGTCGCATATCCATATCGATATGTTTGGGAATCGACGATGGTCAGGGACGCCCCATATTGGAAGGCAAGAGCCGTATCGATATAATATTGACGTCCCATTACCTTTAAGGAACGGGCAGACGATTCGACCGTTTGTTCTGAATTGCTGATCTCCAACCTGATAATATTTAATACCGACGCAACCGTTGATATAATTCGATTCACAATGGACGAGGAACTCGTATTATTCAGGATCGGCACCAGTATTTTAATATTCGTGCGTATATCGTCGTAAAAACTCATCAGTCACTAACAGTTAATATTTGATTATCTTGTGTTTGGAAATAGCTCCCTTCCGCCGTGATAAAATTAGGGGCCAAAGCCGAGGATATTTCGTCAAATAACGCATTGAGATCAGCATCAGGAATCGAAACGCTGTTTAGCGGGTGTTCCTCCATTACCTCCGTTGCAGCATTGTTACGAACGATGTCCGATACGGTCAGCCGCTGCCCGGCATACAGCGTCGGTGTATAGCTGTCCAAGCCGTTAAGGTCCAGATTCTCATCCAACGCATACAGGGAGCCGTTCGCATTGATACATACGTCGTAAATCGCTTCTCCACCTTTAACCACGTAATCCATTCCTATTCTCCTGCATATTTGGCCCCTATTTGGAAATCGTACAGCCCGTCGCTATTTCGGGAATACAAGATGGAAATCTGGGATGCGCCGTCTTCCCTGATCTGCGATTTGGCCCGGGTGACAATGCGCTGTACCTCCCCGTCGGTGATATTATAAGCCCTTTCTTCCATCGCTGTTCCGTATTGGGGCTGGAATATATTCACGCAGGATTTGATGAAAAGCAGTTGGGCGTTTTGCTGGCTGCATGTCGAAGCGACCGCAAAATCCCCTCCGTCGTCACCCTGTACTACGGCAACGTCATTCCTGACAAAATCCCATCGAATATCCTGCATACGCTACAAATATAGGTTTACCTTACGAAGCCGATACATAAGTCTGCCCCGCCTGCGAGATTTTAACTATCACCGTCCCGGAAGCCGGATTCCCGCCGGAAGTTCCGGAAACGGTGATTTGAATCTTGTCCCCCTCCAGCACCGCAGGCTGCCCGTCGATCCTCACTTCCTGCGCCGAACCGGTTATCACTCCTGTTCCCGCGCCGTTCCCATCCGTTACGGCCGTGGCATTCGTGACAGTGATTGTCAGCGAACCCCGGTAACAGGCTTTACCATCCGCCTTCGTCGTCGTGCTCGGAGAAGTAGCAATCTGCGCCGTCGCCGCCGGGGTACACTCCAGCGTACACCCTTGAATAGCAATATACTTTCCCATCAGGTTATCGTTAAATGGCCGTTGTTTATATTCACTTCAGAGCCAGATATAATCACACTATTCGATCCTTGTTGCAGAGTTAGCTGGCTATCTGCCACTCCGATTCGTGTCTGTAATTGACCGTTCCGAAACAAAGATAGATTAGCCGCAATCCGATTAAGATCGAATCTGGTATAGTTGTTCTCATCTTGGGCACGGAATACTGTGACAGATCCGGTATTTGCCACTATGTAATCGACGGCCGGATCGCTGTCGAAGTCGAATTGTAGGCGTAATTCTTCTACCTCCGTCATCGCCACGACAAATGACAGTTCCGGCCGGTCTTCGACAAAACCCACGATAACGACCGATCCGACTTTGGGGTATAATAGAGCGTTAGCATTACCGCCCTGTATGGGCGCGAGGCTTATGTCCGGTAAAGTAACCTCGCTGTCGATGCTAACGCTCATAGTGTTCGTTTCCGTGTCCACTTCTTTGACCGTGCCATACACAAAAGCCACAGTCTTACTTCTGCCTATCAGGTTACGCAAATCGCGCCCCAATGAAGCCATCATCCTGTTGAATTTCTCCTGTCCCATATCACTATTGTCCCGTAAATACGAGGGTTTTATCAGTTACTGTCAGCACCTGGTGAAATCCGTTTTCATCGCACCGGTAAGAGTGCCCTATCACATAATATCCCCCCGACAGATCATCGAAGAGGGTATCTTTGTATTGTACATAGTCGAAAAGCCGAACCGTCGGATATAGCATCGTCGTAATGGTACCCTTGTTGCTGTTGGTACGCAGGCCCGACAATGCGGCATCTCCTACTTGCTTGGCGATCTCCCCGTCCCGGCATTTGATATACGGCAGCGACACCACCTCTCCGTTATCCGCTCCCGTTTCGTATTCGTAGAGCTTCCCGCCGCTGATGTATTTGACCACCACACGATACTTGTCGAAAAAGCCGTTATTTATGCTGATGTCCCGGTCTATGACATTGACCGAAGTATCGAGCTGCACCGTTTCTTTGGCGTTCTCCGTAATACCTACACCGCAGTACAGCCTGCCGTCGGTATCTACACGAGAGTAGAGATTATACATCCCCATAACTCGCTCCAGTGCGAAAAACGGCGATATGCCTTTCCAAGTAGAAAGAACGAAGCTGCCTTCCATAGACTTGTCATCGACGGTAAGCCGGTTCCAGTCATCCGCCAGCTTCATGCTGTCCCGGTACTCCTGAAATTTGGGGTTGGCGACCTCGATGATCTCTTGCATCATCGTCTTCACGGCGGTTTCCTGCGTCCAGCTTTTGGCAATCGTGCCGAAACGCAGGACAAAAGCGCCGTCTTCGCACTGTATCTGCGTCGGAAAACCGCATACTACATTTTTCACGAAGCCGTCGAAAGCGACGATCTCCGGCATTTCGTAGCCGTTGAATCCACAGATGTAACGCAGTTTTACAACTACGTGCGCTCCCATTATAATTTGGGCATCCTGTTGGTCTATACGGATGTATGATTTGACGTTTTTACCGATCGCATCCCCCGATGACTTCTCTTTGAGAATCGTATAAAACGGCATACGGATATTGGCGGTACCGAATATGTTGTCCCGCGAATCCTCCGTAGTGAACGAAGTAAAAGGACCTATGGAGCGTCCTTCGATGAAAACTTCATTCTTGCAGATAAAGTAATTGCCGACAATCTTGCCGCTCATAGCTTACACGTTGGTTTTAGCCGTCGGTGGTTCCGCCTGCGCTCCGTCGCTGTTTTCGACATACAACAGGGCGTAATCCGTATTCACCTCCAACAGATCGAGGCTTACCTCCCACACCGTGGAACCTCGCTCCGGGGTGACGGAATAACTCTCCAATACGACATTGAAGATATTAAACTTGTCATTGAGAATCGGGTTCTCAATTTCAAATACCCGATCTTCAGCCTTGATCTGCCGGAATAATTCAGCCAACTCTGCGGCAATACCATACCCTATTTCCTTATTGATGACAACATCCGACGATAGCTTATAAGGATTCAGCAAATCGACAGAGTTCGGTTTGGATTCCAGCTTGAACGAAATATTAACGCTTGTCGGTTCGTTGGCAATCCGTTCGAAAATCGTAGGTCCATCGACAAGCTGCGAACGGCTTATCAGCTTACTCCCCTGTATGGAAATATCGAATCCGACAGGCATCAGATACTCGTCGAAAGCGATATAATAATCAGTTGTCGGTTCCGTCCGATCTAATTCTTCGGATGTAAAAATAGGCCTATTGAGTGTCGAGCGGTCGAAGCGCGATTTGGCAACCTGATTTCGCAGCTCTTCCGGTGTAGGCTTTCCGGTTCTCTGACTTCCTCCATTGGTAAATACCTGCCGCCATACTCCCGTTTCGGCAAGGACGAGTTTCGCAGCAGACAGCCCGCTGTTAATGGCATCGGCAACAGGCCCCGTAATGCCGCCGATAGCTCTCCCCGGTGTGGAAAAGACCTCTTTCGCTGAATTTATAACGCGGTCGATCTTACTCTCGGTACTGGTTTCATTTGCTATCTTTGCCATATTACGTTACACTGGTTGCGTTGTTCAATGCGATCGTCAATCCCCGCACTACTACCTCCTCGATCTTGGGTTCCAGCTTGCGGCCCAGCTCCTCGATGTTCTCCACCGAGGCGATGTTTATATCCATATCAACAATCTCCTTGTTGAAGTTGATGAAAACCGACTTCGACCCCTGGGACAAGTTAGAAACGGTTTGCGCATTAGGGTCTGTTGATCTACCTCCCGTTCCTGTGATGCCCCTCAGTCCTGCGGGAAACAAGTCACTAATGGCCTTAATTCCGAGTTTGCTTAATGTAGGTTTCCTTATCTTTTTTGTATCGTCGGTATACCGCCAATTAAAATAAGAGGATGTCCCTACAAATGCGTCGATAAACTCGTTGGAGTTAAGTTTGTCATACGCCGCTTGCACAATATCACCGTGTCCAGCTTCTCGAGCGCGTTTCGCCGCGAATTCCGCAATGCGAGAGACCTCGCGGCCATACGCCTTTTTTTTGGCTATATTATTAGCCATTGTCGTAAATAGGGCTGCGTCTTTGTTGGTACTCAAGCCCCAAGTCATTCGCACGCCCCCCGTTTCGGGGTCAAATTCCCCATATTGCTTTTGGCCAAAGCTAATACCATTTGCTATCGAGCCAATAGTGTTTGCTATGGTTTGGATCGCCGACGCAAAAGTGTCGAGTTCCAAAATAAATTGATCTAACTTTGCCCCGACTTTATTAACATCGATATTGCTTACCCAGCTCACGATCTTATCGCCCAGCCAGCTATACAGTTTCTCGTTGGCTTGGGCGATCTTGTCCCAGTAGGGCGAAAGGCTGTCGGCAATACGCATCCAGAAGTTTTCTTTGGCCAGCGCGATCTGTCCCCTGGCCTTCATTACCGGATGCGATTCGACAAGCTCGTTGAACTCATCCAGCACCGAGCGCAGGTTGCTTTTGTTCTTGAGCCAGTCGCGGTAATCGCCCTGAACACCCCGCTCCTCCATCATATTCATCGCCAGCTTGCCGATGAACGGAGCCTGCCCGACCAACTCCCGGATATCCCGAATACTCGGCACGGCCTGCCCTAACAACTGCTGCAAATTGACATTCACGCGCTCGAAGCTCAAGCCGCCCACGTGAGCGATCTTGCCGACAACTTCCGCCAGGTGTGACGCCTCCTCCGGGGTCAGCTTCTTGCCGTCCACGTTCAAGCCCGTAAACATATTCATCGCATTCAGCATCCCGACACGGCTGAAACCATATTCGGCCGCTAACTGCGTCGCACGGTTCAGCGTCGCCTGGTAGTTGCCGCCCAACCCTTTCTCCGCCATCCGCATCTGCATAAGATTGGAGGCCGCCTCCGCCATATTGTTCGAGTTCAACATCCGGGTGCCGACCAGAAGAGGCAACCCGGAGGACGCCAGGCGCCAGGCGTGCACGCCCATCCATATTTTAGCGGCCCCTATAGCTACTTGACCGAACGCACCGAGGGCCGGGATAGCCTTTCCCGCAGCTCCCGCTAAAGAAGTAAAGATTTTCCCCAGATTAACGGCATTATACCGCAAGCCGGAGAAAGAGGAAACATTGTTGAAGAAGCTGTCCTGAAAGGTCTTGACCCGCTTTTGGAACACGCCCAGCCCGTTCTGCCAACCCGCCTGCGAGAAGCGCCACTGTCCGAACTGGCGCAGATGCCAGCGAGCGCCGATGTTGAGCCGCTCCTCCAGATTGCGCTGTTTCCACTTTCGCGCCGAGCGAGCAATAATATCCTCTTCCGGAAGCTTCAACCGTCGAGGAAGGTTACCGGCGGTTCTTACGTGGATGTCCTTTGCCGCCTTCTTGAGCGTTCCGAGCTTGGCAATCGTAGCGTCCAACTGCGAATCATCGACCCGCAGCTGGAGCTGAATGCTATATACCATATTACCTGCCATCAGTTTCTCTTAAAAGGTGCAAAAAGGATTGAATCGATGATTACCAGAGCCGCAGTATAATACTTGTCGATGTCATAGGCCGACATCTTATCTTCCAGTCCCATAATCGGTTCATGGAAGATATAGGACACGATCATTTTCTTGTACAAAAATGGATCGTCCTCGGCAATGTATTCTTTTAGTTTGGTAGTTATACCATCGGATTTGAGGACGGCTCCGTTTCTAACAGTCCCCAAGTAGATAAAAAACGGTTGATGTCCTCCTGCACATCCTCATTGTTGAACAATGATATGCATGCTACTAAGTCGTTCTGAAGGTCTTTAACGACCTTTTCGTCGTCGATGGTCATCTTGACGAAACGACAGGCAAGATCGGCCGTTTCGTCGAGGTCACGGCCAGCCTGAATAAGCGACAAGCCAAACTTGGTATGTTCGACGCTCGTCCTGGAAAGACGGCAAACATTAACCGTTGCGGATGTTTCGATCTCGACAAGGCCGCCTTTGCCGTCCGCACCCCGTTTGAAATAGGTGACTTTTACGGGATAGGTAGTGATAGGATTTGTTCTGGACATAATTTAATACATTTTTAGTTGTTAATAAAGGGGCGGCACAACCGTCCGCCCCGATGATTTTTCAGACCAGTGGCACGATGTTGCGCTGCACGCCTGTACCTCGCAGGGACAAGGAGCCGGTCGTTTCGACATCATTGCGGTTCACGCTGCCGCCCTGCTCCTGCACCATCGCATTGAGAAGCGTATAGACAACGGTGCGAGGCGTCGCCAATCCTTTCATCGCATAGCTCCACGAGATGCTGAAAGGTGCAAGCTGATGCATGGCCGCGATCTGCTCCGTTACGGGTAGCGTAGCGTTAATCGCATCGATAAGGGTCTGCTGCTCGCCCTCCTGAAGCGAAAGGTTGGCGGTATAAGTAGCATTCGCTTTCTTGATACCAATGGGATCTACGGAACCGATGGCGAATATCTCCTGAATATTCTGACTGAACGTATAGGACAGCTCAGTACCGGTATCGATAGACAGGCATGTGCCGTTCGAGAGCGTGAGGTACATCTGCACCTCACTGCTCGCTACGATTATATCCTGATGATTCATGTTCTGTACTACTCTAAAGATGTTACGAAGAAAGTGGTGATAAACGCCTCCCGCAGCGTGGCATTGGGCAGGATGCGGATCGTGATTGCGAAGGCCCGACTTTTCACGAAGTTACCGTCTTTGGCCTCCAAAGTAACCTCTATCTCGCTCGCATCTCCGCGCGACAAACGCGGCTGAATATAGTTGCTGCGGAATGTAGCCAGAATCGCCGACTTGTACCCGGCATTGATGTCACCGGAAGCTGTAACCGGAACCTGGGTATTGATGAGTTGCTGGAAATAATACTCCGCATCGTCGCACACTCCGTTTGCAACACGCACGAACTCAATAGCTGACAAGGCGTTAGTCGATTTATTGAGTGTAGCACCGTCATTGTAGTAAACGCCGCTGTTGCCGGGACGGGTGCGGGTGAAAAGGTACTGCTTGGCCCCGATGTCGTCGATAACACTCCGAGATACGACAGCGACATTGCTCGCTGCATCCGCTGTCGTGGCATTGACGAAATAATCAACCGGGCTTACGCTTCCCAAAGTCATCTGACCGATGGACTGCGCCGGATTGATCCCGGCAAGAATACCGAGAGCGCGGCCTACGTCGGCGGTGTATGTCGGATCGGGAGTTGTCAGAGCCAGTGCAACGCCATAGGCATTGTACGTATCGCCACTGGGCAAATTGTTAATATCCTGCCCGATACGTCCGGCATCCAGTACTGCCACCATACGATAACTTTCCGCGAACATATCCTGGATCAAGCCTTGTACATTCTGGATTGCTCCCTTACTTTTCGTCAAATCATCCGCAAGACCGGAAGCCGGAACTGTGGTATTGCTGGGATATACGAACCCGATAAGGCGCGGTCTGTTATCCCACAGCGTAGCGGTGGTTTGTCGGATTGCCTGTTTAATACCGGGCATTTGTATTGCTGAAATACCTTTTTCCTTCGAATAATCATAGCCTACCAGCCACAATTTAGACCCGCTCCCTGCCTTCGAGTAAAACTCCGAAACCTGGAATTTGGCTCCAGCGTCCAAAGTGGAATAACCCCCCAGCTTCTGCGCTTCTTCCAAAGAAGCAACCAGGACGGGGGTGCCTATAAGAGGAGAGGCCGAAGATACGGGAAGCACCAGCATCGCCACCCCTTCATTAGATGAAGAAGTGCCGATCGCGGTATCCTGCAATTTGACGGTTACACCTGTTCTTGCCATAATATCGAATTTTACTGTTATACTTTAGATGCCGATTTACGCCCCGATTTAGCGCCTTCTTGTCCGGAATTGCGCCGACGGGCAAGTTCGGCCCGCGCCTCTTCCAGCGTCATAGAAGGAACTTCGGCTTTTGGCTTCTCAGAATCCGGGGAGGCATTGCGTGCGCTCATGGACTTGGCGAACTGCGCGTCAAACATCTTGTCGAGTTCTTCACAAGTCAAAGGCTCCTTTCCTTCCTCTATTGAGCACCACCGAACCTGCTTATGGACCCGAAGGGCGTCGGTCATACGGGATTCTGCCTGCCACTGCTGACGATACATATTCCCATCATCCGTAATGAAGACCTTTCCGAATTTCGCCGTAACGATCAGAAGGTTTTCAAAAAACTCGTCTTTATAGTTTACCATAGTGGATAATTTTTCTGATTGATTAACATTTCCCGGCCCATTAAAAAGGCCGGGAAACACAAAAATTAGGGTTTGGGCGCTATATATTCAGCCGGTACGATGTTCACGATACCTTTGCCGCCCTTACGAGCGCTACCGGCACCGAAACGCATATCCATCGAGAACTTCCAGCCATACGAGTTCGGATCGGCAACGACATGTACGTTCGTGTTGCCCATCGCCAGAATAACCTGCGAGGGGATGAAGCTAATAGCCAATCCGTATGCAGTAGCGGCCAGTACCGGCGCGGTATATTCCGGAATGGTCCCGTTCGCCTGAACCTTGCCGTCGCAGTAAAGTTCAGGATCGACAACCTTCGATGTCGCCGTGTCGTAGGCCGAAGTTGTCGAACGCGACATGAAGTTGAAGGCAGAGTACTTGCCCAACATCGGACGCATCTCACCGGCAGTTTTGGTCAGCAGGCTCGTGAGGTACGGATTCGAAAGAAGTTGCTCCATGTAGGCGGCATCCATCACACAGTCGATGTCACCATCCTTGATGTCGTAGTTCCAGTTCACGAACTTCGTCTGCGCCTTGATAAGGTCGTTGGGCGATAGCTCCAGCAGGTCACCTGCCGCCTTCGAGTTCACGGGGAAAGCATCGGCTGCGGCGAAATGCTTGACAGTGCCATCAGCAGCAACACCCGACATCGGGACACTTGCGCCCGCACCTTCCGCAATCTTCTGGAGGGCGTAGTTGTGGATGGCGTTCACCATGAAGCGCACGGCTTCGCTCTGCCCCCACGAACGATCGTCGTAGGCGAGGATGTCGGTATTCGCCGCCTGCCAGAGAATAGGCTGAAGGGAGAAAACCTTGGTGACAAGACCAATGGGGTCGTCATCATAGAGGTAGTCAGCCACGTTCAGCGGAGCACGGTCGCCGTAGTAGATTTTCGGACTGATCGCCGATTCTACCCAGATGATACCCTGCTTGTCCGAACCGCTGGTGCGGGCGCAACGAGCCGCCCAGGTGTTGGCCGGGAGCAACTGTTGGTAGAAGAGCGAAAGCCACTCGACGACGGCCAGGTCCGGGGATGTCGTGACGAAATCCGAGGAGTTGGCGCCGGAGGCCAACTTTACGGCAGTGCGTTCCGCGATCGTCGAGAGTTTTTCGTATCGGCCTTCGCCATTACGCACATTGATATTGCCCATGAAAGCCTTGAAGCCTTCATCTGAGCTTACGATAGCTGCAAGCTCCCGGGCGGCTTCCACTTTCGATGCGTGCTCCGGACGGCAAACGTCCGTAGGCGCGACAGTAAGCAGCCGTGCCGCAGCGTTGAATTTCGTCTTGCCTTCAGTTGTGGCAAGGAATTGATGGAGTGTTTTGTTCGTTTCCATACTTGCTTTCAGGTTGATTTTGTGGGGATCGATGATTTGTGCCTTGCCCGCCTCACTCGTCGCCTCCTTATGCTGCACACTCGCCTCCGCAGCTGATGCCAGGGTCGTGGGTTTAGGCTCGGGTTCCGGCGCTTTCTGCGGTTCAGGCTGCTTCTCGGCCTCTTTTCCGGCCGCTCCGAAAAACGACTTCAACTTGGTTACGATCTTCTCGGCGATACTCTCTGTATCTTCCGCATTAAGCGTTCGAAGCTCTGCCTCGTTTTCTGCCGCAGGGACAGGCTCCGCAGCGGACAAAGTAGTCGCCTCCTTTGCGGGGTCCTCCTTCTGGATCGTCCCGTCTTTAGGGTCTTCTTGCGTCATGTTGCTTTTGTATTTATTGATAAGTGAATGATCTTTAGCCGACAAGGTTGTTATGCGTTCCGTCTGGCTGGGCGCGAACTCCGTAGCGAGCATAACCTTTTCGCCCTTGAAATCCGAAACCGCATCGGAATTGGACTGGAGAGAGCATAACGATACTTCATATACAAGGAAGTAAGTCGCATATTTAACTCCCGTGGATTCGTCTTCTATCTCCCGGCTGACCCCTCCGATGGAAACAGCCCTGTAAAATCCGTTTTCGTACAGGTATTTCGCCGTTTTACCCCGCTCCGTCCCCTCGGCAAATTTCAAAGTACCGATCCAGTCGTTGCCTTCCCGGTGAATATTTACGACATTTCCGATAGGTTGGCTATCCCAATCGTGATTCTCCAACAGCACCGGATTCTTTTCATAACGCGACCAGTCGATACCGTCGGACAAAACGACCATATTATGATCGTTGATCGTTTCGTTACTCAATACCTGCCTTAACTCTGCCATACAAAATGCGTAATTTCCTGCCCAAATATAGGTTTACCTTTGATTGCTAAATAAACCTCCCGCAACGGAAAAAATATTTTTCCGACATACCAGCACAAGAACAGCCAAGACGATCCAAAATCCCTTCATCTGCGTCTGCTGCCACCACGTCAATTTACGTTCAACCTCGACGATATCCGTATTCACCCGATCGCGGTAAATCATACTGTCCCGATATATCACCTCTTTCTCTGTTGGTATGGGCTTTTTCTGCGGCTTATTTGCCAGCGAGTGGAACAACGCCCCGTCGGGAGTTATTAGAGCGTCAGAAACGGCGTATGACGTTTCCAAATGGCTCGTTGTATCTCGGACTGTCTGACGCTCACTTTCAATCGGAACCTTGACAAACACCGTGTCCGGGATATACTCGGTACGAACGACGGTTTCGACCCGCACACTGTCCTGCGTCGAGGTCGTCAAATGACGACAGGGACAACAAGCGACAGCGAGCACCGTCGCGATTCCGCAGAGTATGACCTGCTGCAGCTTCATCGGGTCATCGGAATATAGATGGTCTCTCCGGCCGGTTTGGACAACAGTTGTTTTCGCTGCCTCCCATCTTGATTCTTATACCCGATATGCACCCAGCGAGGCACTCCAGCGGCATCCTCGTTTTCCGAAATCATCTGATCGAACCGCTTGCCCCGAAGCCATTCCCGGCAGAACGACTTGAACTCCCGGAGCCGTCCGTTGTTAGGCACCAGATCGACGGCCCAG